CAAAACTAGAAGATGTAAGACCTATTGTAGAAGTCAGCGTTGAGTTGCTGAATGTAATAAGACTAGAATTTGCAGCCACATTTACAGTTGAATTACCAACAGATATGGTATTAACTGCAAAATTTGTGGCAACAGTTCCAAAATATGTTGCTAAGTCAGAAACTTGACTTGAGGTAATAGAAGAAACATCAATATTGCAATAACCAGCAGTAGATGTAACAATTGAAATTGTTGAATTTGTACTCGTGAGCACGCGATTAGTCATGTGTTTTTATTCCTTTTTGTTTACAATTATTAAAATGCCATTGTTTCATAGGATTGCCTTTACCTATTTTACCACAATATGGACATTCATAAATTATTTTATTATAAATTTGATTTTGTTCTTTTCTACGAAGTGACATATTTTTTTTATCTTCTTCTGTAGGTTTATAATGTTTTATTGAATAAGTACTATTTTTTGCTTTAATTCTTATTAATTCTTTAGTTTTTTCTGATTGTTTTTTACCTTTCATACCAGAAATTCGTCCTTTACGTTTTTCTGAAAGTTTATTTTTAGTTTCTTCTGAAACTGGAGGTCTTTTTTTACCAGACTCCGAAAGTTTATTTTTAGTTTCTTCTGAAGGACTTTTTCCTTTATTTGGAGGCGATTTTCCTTTTTTCTTTTCAGACATTTTTCTTCTAGTTTCTTTTGAAGGTTTTCCTCCACCTTCTCCAGATTCTTCTGCTAAATTAGCCCATTTATCAGATTCAACTATATTCCATAATCGTGAATAATAAATTCCTTTTTCTTTAAATTCCTTCAAATATTCAGTTTCAAATATTATTTCTGTAGTAACATCATATCCATGTTTTTTAATGTGACGTTTCCAATAAGTCCCAGAACCTTTGTAGGTTTTTACATCTTTTTCAGAATTTTGTTCAGTTTTACCTAAATATTTTAAACCTGTAGTATTATGTGTTTTTATATATAAATATATTATATGCTGATACTCCTTCTGTAAATTTGTAAAGTATTAGAGACCATGGATATTGGCGTATCGCGATGATCATTATTATTTAGTTAAAATATTAGAATGCTGTTACAAGAGTATCATTGTTAGCACTTGCAACAAGTGTATCTCCGGCAATAGTTAAATTAGGAGCGGTATAATCACCGAGACTATGCATTGCTACAAGAGTTTCTGTCTGAATGCGTCCAGCTCTTCCACCTGTACCTTGTGTGACTAAGGTCCATCCCGTATGTGCTCCCATATATGCATTAGCAGTTTGATTCGCAGAAATTCCCCATAAGCCTACAGCTATATTAGTAATATAGGCATTTACAGTAGTATTCTGAAAAAGTTCTAAATCTACTAAAGCTCTAGATCCAGGAGAGGTATTACCAAAATTTACATTTGCAGCAGAGATAACGATAGAAGTATTATCTTTACCCCAATCTACTCTTGAACCAACTCCAATTATAGCACCATTTGTAGTTTCTACTGTCGTTGAAGAATTTGCATTAATTGGGATATTAAGTTTTCCCCATTGAGCCATTAGTTAATTCCTTTTTTAAATTAATGATTGTAGTCTGTTACAATCTATTAAAGATATATTTATATTTATATTTTTATGTTTCCTATAAAAGATTATTCTCCGAAAATATCTAATTTATAAGAATTTTTTGTATGTAATGATGTTTTTGAATCTGTATCATAACCACTTTTTTTGTGATATGATGTTTCAGACTTCTCTTCTTCTGTTGTCAACATATCGTTAATATATTTTGATTTTTCGTGAAACTTTTTATTAACTTTTTTAATAATAATATTTCTTTTTGGTTTTATTTTCCATTTTATAGGAACACTGTAGTTTTTTGTTTGAATAGACATGATTTTGTCCCTTCGTTATTTAAGTGTTCAATTACTCTAGTTATATTATTTATATTATTTTCTTCTACAGGCTCGGCATAACATCGACAATTTGCTGGTTCTCCTGGATTTCCCCTAAAACCGGAAGTTCCGCTAACAGGTGGATTATCTCTATTAAAGGTTTTACCTTCAAGATCACGATGAAGATCTCTTACTTTTTCATCTTCTTGAGTTCTCCATATATAATCCTTTGAATTTTCTTTAGGTTTTTCTGGTTCTTCACTTTTTCTATGAAATAATTTATTCATATATTTAATTATATTGGAAAGTATTCCTTCATCTATGGAATTTTCTTTTAATTTATCCTTTTCATTCTTCTTGTTATTTTCATTTTTCTTGTTTTTTCCACTTTCTTGATTGTTTTCAATAGAAGGAACTATTTTTACATTCTTCTTGTTGTTATTACCTGACTCATCATTTAGATCTCTGGTTGGAACAGATTGTGATCCTTTTACACCAACTTCTGTTGATGGTGTATTATCTTGGCCGCTTCTTACTCTTCTTTGAGTAGGATCTCTTTCTCCCATTGCTAATGCTTCAATAATTCTTTTTCTTCTCATGGCATTAAATTTATTCTTAATAGCTGCTTGTTTACCAAAAATCTGTGATTTTCTTTTCTCTTGAAAATCAGAAGTTGCTAATTTTGGCTTCTTTGAAGGTTGTGAAAAAGAAAGACCAGAAATAACTCCAGAAATACCATCACTTCCTATTTCATTTAATAAATATATATTTCTCAATTTGCTCTTCCCATTTGATTTTCCGGTGGACTTTTAAGGACAGGATGAATATCAATTTCTGTTTTTTCTTGTCCTACTGTCATTTTTTCGGAATTCTTTGAATTCTTATTTTCTGATTTTTTCTTTTTAACTGCATTTGCAATTGCTTCTTTTATTATAATATTTCTACTACCTTCATCAATAATACGGGTTTGTATTGCAGAAGTTTTACCTAATGTTGATTTATGGAATTGTTTTCTTTCAGGGTTTTTATTTTTTCCTTGAATCATATCCTTACGACCAACATATTCAATTTCTCTTCTTTCCTTATCTAAGTTTGGTTTTGCTGTTTCTGTCATTTCATCTATTTCCGTTTCTTCTGTTACCTTTTCTGGTTCTTCTCCTGCTCGTTTAGCTTTTTTTGTTGCAGGAATTAAAGTACTAAGTCTTGCAAGTATATGACTCTTATCTGCATTGGGTGTATTTTTTGCCATATTTGTTGCCATTCCAAGTGGAGTCCATGAAAATCCTGAAATTTCAGATTGATTTGGATAAAGAAATCCTGATGGTTTTACTCCACCTTTTTCTCCACCACCACGACCAGCTAAATATCCTAATAATGCACCTAATCCTCCCGCACCAGCTAATCCTCCAAGACCTGCACCACGTAACAAAGGATTATCTACTGCAGTTGATGGTTTAGTTTCTACTGCCGTTGATGGTTTAGTTTCTACTGCCGTTGATGGTTTTTCACCTGTAACTGGTTTTACAGAAGGCGATGGTTCTGTAGTAGTTTTTGGTGAAGGTGAAGGTTCTGCATTGGTTTCTGGTTGTCTATTACTTTCAGGAGGATTGCCTGGTTTTGGCTCCAATTTAGTAGTTGTTGAAGGTGTTTCTGGACCTGTTCCTGGTTTTGTTGGAACATTTTCTGTTGTTTCAGGTTTTGGTGGTTCTAATGGAGGAAAATCAGATTTTTCTTTAGTCTTAGTCTGAGTTCCTTGTTGGCCTTGTGGAGAAGGCATTTCTTGTTGTTTAGGCGCAGATGTTGGTGGCGCTGTTGGTGCTTGTGGTGCTTGCTTTGGTGTTTGTGGAACCGATGTAGGCGCTTGTGGTGCTGGTTTAGGTGTACTTCCACTACCACCACTAACGGGAGGTGGTAATTGTTTAGGAGCTTCCTGTCTTGGTAAAGCCTGCATTTCTGTTGGTTTTGTAAGCAAGTTATATAGTTTACCAGCAAACGGAAATGGTATTAAAGGTGTTCCTAGTACTTCTGTATTTGAGAAATCTGGTATTTTTTTCTTTGGTTCTGACAAATTACCCATTGTATCATGGTATAAGTTCTTTATATCACTTGCAGTAGAAGGTTTATTAGCAACATTACCACTTTTGGTTTTATTCTTTACAGTAGTATTAGTAGTGTTTGTATCATCTTCTACAAAATATGCGTCGTTCATCTCTTTTAATTTTGTACGTATTGATTTATTCTTCCCACTTTCCGAAGCACCTCTTGCAGAAAGATCACCAACAGAAGGTGCATCCCCTTGATTTGGGACAATATTTCTAGTATTTTTACCACCACCAGACTCAAAAGAAGCAATGGGTGATGCACTTTTTTGTTGTGAAGCATTTCTTTTTCTATTTATAGTAGTATTTGGATGAAAAGATGAAAAAGAAGGAGCAAAACCGCCTTGTGGCATACCAACAGGCTTATCACGCCCGATAACCCCAATATCTTCTTGAATGTTTTTTAATAGTATGTTATAAATAACGTGTTCTGGACTTATATATTTTTTTATCATAATATTATTCCGTTAAAAAATCTTTTTAATATTTATAAATAATCTATTCTAAAGGAATTTAAAAAATGTCAAAGTTACCTAATTTTTCAGCAGATTATTTAAGAAGCATTTTAGATTATGATGATTATGCTGTTTTGAATTTTTAGTGCGACCTTTTGTCACAGAGGATGCTGTTGACTTTAAGCATATCGTTCTATATATTTATATAGACGCCAGTCGCTATAAAAAAGGAACAAGAGTCATGTTTTCGAAACTTATTACAGCATCTATCTTATCTTTGCTTTTAAGCAATTCTGCAGAAGCTTCCTATGTATATCGTTCTACAGATAGTCCAGATGCAGATTATTGGACAATGAATTGTCATGTTGATAAGGTTGAATCCGAAACACCTCAAAAAATGACTGTTAATAACATTACTGTGTCTGCACAATTTGATTCAAAAGATGTAAATTTATTGGGAATAAGCATCACACATCATTTATTGGATGGTACAGATATAAGTAGAGCAGAACAATATCCTAATGCAGGCGTTGCAACACTTTATCCTGGCCATATGAATTATATATGGAAAGGAAATATTAAAAATAGTGCTTTATCCATGATAGGGCATCTTGTTTTTGAGGAAAATAGAATAACATATAGTGAAGAATCCTTTCAGTATGGTAAAATACGTTATAGAATGGATAGCACATGTAAAGTAATTGAAATAAAAGAACCACGTTCAACAGAACCAGAAAGAGTTGTACCAGAAAATTCTACGCGAGATAAACAAGATACACATTAGGAATCATAAAATGACACCACAAACAGATAAAGATGTTGGATTTATTGCATGGTTCGTAAAATGGACAATCATTATTACGATAATTATTCCAGGAGTGTTCTATTGTTGTGTAATGCTTTTTATTGCAATTCTTTTTTGGGCAAATATGAAACAAACATATGATAAAAACATGAATAAAGAACCAATAAATGCAGAACTTGTTCAAAGAGGGTTAGACAGAGATCATATATATCTGGAATGTTTGCGTGGCCGACTTCTTCCTTATAAACCAGAAGAAATTCGCGATCCTGAATTAAGACATTCACATTGTCTTAATTTTGCAAACAAAAAAGAATATGAAGAAGCATTAAATAAATATTATGCTTCTAAAGGGAAGTAGAATCTATGACACCGGAAAATGAAAAAGATCTTGGGTTTATATTAAAAGCTGTAAAATGGGGAGCAATAGGATATTTCTCTCCTTTTATCGCCATTGGTATAATATTTGCTGGCATCTTCCTATTAGCCATTATTCATAATATTGTAATAAAGCTAGGATATGTTTTTCATTTACTGTTGAATATTATCCAGTAGGAATCATACCAGATGTTAAGCTGCCACCACGCGCAGCTATATCTGATCTTGTTTGAATTTGTGTCTCTTTTAAGTGAATGGTTAGACTTACGATAGTCGGAGAACCATCATTAAAAAATGCAGGTCCATGTCCTGAACCGCTGTGGTCCACTTCTACTGAAATTATACAACAAGGTTTAAAATCCATCATGAATTCATTGGGATTAAGTCGAACGTACACAAGATATGGATATAATAATGCTAAACCTGTTGGACTATAATCAGGCAGTTGTGCTGTTTTAAATGCGTAAAGAATTTTTAATAAATCATTTGATTCTTTAGGGCTATTTGGCGCTAATACCCATTGAAAAATCCAATCTTTAAACATTGGTTGGCGAAATAACATATAAGCAAACGGATTTCCGGTTGTTGTATTAAGTGCTTGACCTGCTAATCCAGCAATTGAACCAGCAAGTGAAGGAATATAGTCAATAAAACTTACATCAGTCCATAAATTTAATTGAACATCTTGGATTTTTGAAGGAAGTGGTAAGTAAATATTTGCGCCACCACCACCAAATGATGTTCCAGTAACCATTCCACCAGAACTGGTAGCAGATGCCGGTAAAACAGTATTAGCTGCAACGAATTGAAATTGTGAAAAATAGCCTCCGCTGGAATTTGAATAGCCACTTCCAGATGCAACAGCAGTAGTAGTTCCTGTAATTGTAGTAGGACTGCTAACAATTGATAATAAATCATTAGGAAATACTATTGTTCCGCTTCCAACTGTTTGATTAGATAATGGTGTTGGTGCATTAGATACTGTCAATATTTTCTCCTTGACAAATTGTTTTAATTATATTTATGCTAAATAATTAATATGGATTCACGATGTCTCACCATCCAATCCTCTAATACTTTCAAGGAGTATCAGCTATATGATTTATTTATACATTAAAACTTGCAATCATTGTGGTTTAAAATATTTAGGAAAAACAATAAAAGATCCATTTAAATATAAGGGTTCAGGAACTTATTGGAAAAGACATATCAAAAAATATGGATATGATGTTACTACTGATATAGTATTTGAGACTAAAGATAAAGAAGAACTTAAAAATATCGGTATTTATTTCTCATATTTATATAATGTAATCAAATCTGATGAATGGGCTAATTTAAAAGAAGAAGCAGGTGATGGAGCAGGCAAAGGCTTTATTCATTCCGAAGAAACTAAATTAAAACAAGCTGAAAAGGCTAAAGGAAATAAACGTGGTTTAGGGACAAAACGTTCATTAGAGACAAAAGAAAAAATATCAAAAAAAGCTATAGGAAATACTAACTTTTTAGGAAAGCATCATTCTGAAGAAACTAAAATAAAACAAACTAAAGTAAAATCTAAAACTTGGAAAGTTACTTCTCCATTCGGAGAAGAAAAAATTATTATTAACTTAAAAATGTTTTGTGAAAAAAACAATTTGAGTTATACTCATATGGCAACTAGAAAATATGGATCTAAAGGTTGGCGTGCCGTAAATATTGAATTGAAACAAACTAAAAAAAGAAAAACAGAAAGAAAAGCTAGATCTTGGAAAATTATTTCACCGTCTAATGAGGAATTTGTTATAGTTAATTTAGAACAATATTGCAAAGAAAATAATTTACATTCTGGACATATCGCAGGAAAATATGGATATAAAGGTTGGAAAGCAACTAAAATATTAGATTGAAAAAGAACGATCAAACATCGTTCTCTGATAACTTATTAATCTTTGTAAATAACCACTATTTCTTAATGCCTTGAAAACTAAATTTTCAATAGCAAATTCTCCGCTCTTTTCAATGGCGGATTTTCTCATATTACTTAATCTTTTTCTTATATTATATATTTCTTCTGACGTAGCATTTCCCATTATTGCATTATTTATTCTTTTTTCCCACATTTCTACCTTATGACTTAATTCTTTGTTATTAAAATCATAATTTCCACGGATTGGTTTATAGATCCATTTATGTTGAAGAATAGAATAAACTCCTTGATTTTCATGATAAAGTTCTTCATGACCTTGAGCATAAACTTCAACGGGAAGCTCGGCAATTCTTATATTATGTTTTAAACTCCATAATTGCTTTTTACTTCTTAAATAATCATTTATAATAGAACTAATGGCATTATTATGTGAAAAAGGAGTATTCCATTGTGTAGAAGGAAGAAGAAGTTCTTTGTTAATTACAATATGTAAATCAATATCAGAATATTTGGTCCAGTTGAAATTTGCATTTCCTCCAGTTAATATTATATCAAGAATAGCCTCTTTAGGAATTTTTGCAAATTTTCCCCATTCATCTGCAATATCTGTTAACTTTTTTTCTATTTCAGGTTTTAATGTATAATTATCTTCACCTTCTTTTTTCCATAAAGAAGAATTTAATTCATTATGATATTCTAATTCTATTGCTTCTTGTAAAAAAGTTTTAAATTGTTTCATTATTTTTTTGAAGACACTTTACTTAATGGCGGATGAATAAAGCCTTTTGGATTAGCAGAACCAGAACCTTTTTTATTTAAAATTCCCATCGCTTTTGAAACTATTCCTCTTTTTTTTGTAGGTTTACCTGCTTTTGGTGGTTTTCCTCCGCTTGCTTTAGGATTTACAGCAGTAACATTAACCACGGGAGCTGGATTAGGTGCACCTGTTCCAATACTCTTAGCATGTGTTCTGTTTGTTGGAACGCCTCTTGGATTAGGTTTTTTACTGGTTATTGGTCTAGGAGGTTTTATAGCAGAACTTCCAATTGGTTTAGTTTTAGCACCACCAGCAACACCTATTGCTTTTGCTTCTAGAATTTCTATTTGTTTTAAGAATTGTTTAAATTGAGCCATAGTTATTTACCTTTATCTTTCTTTTTATCAGCACTCTTACTGTAAGCGGTTCTATCAACAAACTTAACTGCACTTCCATCTGTGCCAAATGCAACAATTCCTTCTGGGCTTACTGGAATACCATCTAGACTGTGTATCCATGGTATACTCTTAGCCATGGCATGAAATAAAACATTCTTGGCTTGCATAAGATGATTATGTAATTTTAATGTTTTATCAAGATCTTCGCTATTATTATGAGTAGAATCTAATTTACCAGTATGTTTTGAAGTTTTTTCTTTTTTGTTTTTGTCTGTCTTTGAAGATTCTAAACTATCCTTAAAGCTGTTACCAATATGTTCAATAAACGCTTCTGAAGATGGTTCATTTCCTTCCTTATGCTCATTATGAATATATTTATGTAAATCTTGAGCATGTTCCTTTGTGGCATTTAAACTTTCTGGATTCATTGACTTGTATAGTTTACTTGCTGCATCCTTATGTTTAAAGTATTCTTTCATATTATCTGGTGTATAATTTTTAGGATCAACTTCTAATGTTGGATCAATATTATGAACATCTGGATGATTGATAAATTTCTTTCTCGTTTTTTTATCAACAGGTTGTGAATCTTCACCTTCATGTTTTGTATGAATAACAATCCCTATTTTAGATTTTTTCGCTGTTGCTCCTTCTGCAGAGTCGGAAGGTGCAGAATATGTTATTGCATTGGGTGTAAAATTAACATGTTTTCCTTTTGTTTTTAAGTCTTTACTGGTATGCATGATATCAGCACTATAATATTCTCCAGGCTTTATATCTTTTGGAAGAATTTTTGGTAAATTATAAAATGCAACAGTCATATTAGAATCTTTTCCATGATTTTTCTGCACATCATCCTTAGAATGACTTACTTTAAAATCTTTTTCATGTGGTGCAGATTTTGCTGCAATAAAAAATTGATTAGTTTCAGGAGAAATACCAAATATAATAGAACATTTACTATCATATTTTACCTGATATTCTGACTTTGCCTTATGTCCAGTTAGTAAGTTGTGAGCATCATCTAAATAATTAGCAATTAAATTGACACCTTCATGTCCATGATCTATAATTGCATCTTCTAAATGAGAAAGATACTTTTCAGGTTTTTTATGTTGAAAAGAGCTATTAGAAGTGGTTTGTTCTTTTTCTTCTTTTGGTGTTTTTACTTTCTTATCTTTTTTTGATTCAGTAAGAAAGTTTTTAAATGAATGATACATATTTTTTGTCATTTCTCGTGTTTTGCATAAAATGAATATCCACCATGTTCTGATCTTTTATTAAACTTAGGACCACCACTTTCAGCGTGCCAACTTATAAAATCTGATCTGCTAAAGGTGCTTCCTGATTCAGCTTTAACATTTTGTTTCTTAGATTTTATTGCAGGTTTAGATAGAGCACCAATTGGTATATCTCCACCTTCACCAAAACCTTCCGATAACCTAAAAAACTTTTTAAATTTTAACATATTTATTATTCCTCAAGTTAAATATCGTGTTATCATTTTTTAATTTATTAATATATTTATCAAAATCTGTATGCCTCCTTTGGCCCATTTCAATTTCATTTTGTTTCGGCTTGTTTTGGTTTTATTGTCACTTGACAAAAACGAATAATCCCATTATCTTAACACCTGTAATAGAAAATGAGAAGCCAGAGTCAAAGGAAAATTAAAATGGCAGCCGATAAGAAAGCATCATCAGCAGTCACTGTAAGTATTACAGATGAATCGATTGTACGTTTTGATCGTTGGAGAAATGCACAACCATATGCGCCTTCTCGTTCAAAAGTTTTTCAAACAATGATTGACGAATTTTTGGATAGAAAAGAAAGGGAGCAAGAGGGTCCAGAAGCTAAGCCCTTGGCCGCTTCTAATAGCCTTCAGGGCACTATTGAAGAACGTAAGACCACCAAAGGTAAAGCAGCAGCATAATAAAAAAGGCCGGAACGTTCCGGCCTTTTTTATTTTAAAAGAATTTTTCAAATCCTCCACTTTGTTTTACCTTTTTTGTTTTTGTAGATTTTGTTGTATTATTTCCTGTATTATTGGCATTAATTAATGTTTGTCCACATTCTTCAATATCGTATAGTCTCATTTTATTTCTATCAACACCAATAATAAACTTTCTATTTTTATTCATATCATTATAACGATTTTTCAATTGTGTAAACATAAATTGATTAAGATCAATTAACTCTTCTGGTGCCTGAATACCAAGCATTAAATCAACTGTAGCAGGAAGTCCAAAACTGTTTTTTAATAAAATTCCATTGCAATAGAACAAATGATCTTGATCTACAGAAATATCTATTGTATCTAAAATACCAACTTCTTCTATAGAAACTATTTCATCATTGAAATTAATGTCATTATCTAACATTTATTGTTCTCTTAGAATAAGATAAATCTATTTCTTCAAATCTAAAGCCTAAAGTTGCTAAATCACAATTTTCTATATAAAGACGATATATTGTTGAAGTAGTAAAACCATCATAACCAATTGATATTCCTGGAGGAGAATATCTCCATTCAAAAATATCAGAAAATGCAAGAGGTTCTTTATTTTCTGATACAAATACTCCATGCTGAAATCCTCTTCGATAAGATTTTTCAGATATTTCTGCCATTAGATGTACTAAATAATCTTTTTGTTTTTGTGAAAGAGATAAAAAGCCATCAATCGGAATGATTATACCACCTTCAATATCAAAATAACCATTTTCTTTTTGATAATTAACATGAAAACCTTTAATGCCATCAATCATTTTTATATTTCCTTTCCATTTACCTTATGGATCTCTGCGTGCCGATTGAAACTTTGCATACACCATGCGTTAAAGTAGTCTCGTAAAGCTTGGCTGTCGATTTTCCAGTCAACCACCACTACAGCTTCAAATCCGTCCTTATCGCCCAGCTCCTCTATTGAAATGTGGTTGATTTGATTCCAACCGTTGAATAAAGCCATCGCTTCAAAACAAAGTTCCGAACAATTAACACTTTCCTGGAATATGGTTATGGTTAATTTTTTATCCATAGATATTATTTACTATTTATTTTACTGCTGATAGAAAGTCCTGTATTTACAGACATTCTTCCTAATGAAGAAGGAAAAATATGATCTTTTGATACAATCACAGTTTTCCCACTTTTTAATGTAATTTTAACACATTCTTTCTTTTTTATTGGAAAAATATTAATGACATTTCTTTCTTTATCATGGGATTTGATTACATCACCAATTTTAACATCTTTTATTTTTATAATTTCACCATTTGTTAATTCTACTGTTTCATCAACAAATATACATTCTGCGGTATTTTCCATGCCAATTTCAGAAGATTTAAACCCTTCTCTGTTAATTTGAGTAGCAGATATGATAGGAACTTTTTCCTCTACTGCTAGTCCTCTTAACTCTTCACAAATAGATTTTA